AAGCAGTGACCGACGCTGTTGCAGCAGCAGATAACACGGTGCTGATGGTCTACGACAACGTGGCGTTTACAACTCCGGGAAAAACCAAGAAGTACATTTTGATGACGGTCAACTTTGGCCAGTCCACGCTCCAAAACCAAGGTGCGGCCCAGGATTACTACGCTGGGACGATTCAGTGCAACGTGTATGTGCCTAAATCCGCTGGCACGGCAGTGCTTTCAGCAATCAGCGAGTCAATCATTGACGGTCTGACCTCAGTCAATGCCAGCAGCTACACCGACACGTTCAGCAGCAAGCCCAGAGTGTTAGACATTGTTGGACCCACACCGCTAAACATCGAAGACAGGTCGCACTTTGTTGGAGTGATTTCTTGCCAATTTACGGCAACAGCGTAGTATTGTAGTTAAAGCACATTAGTCTTTCATGCGAGCCGCAGAGCTTCTTCGCAACAAGTTTGGAGTCAGTCAGCTCTACAAACATGCAGTTGAGCAGAATGGAGAAGTAGTGCTGGAAGTTTACTGGCACCCTTTGACGATTGCCGAACGAGAGGCGATTCAAAAAAATGCCGATTCAGATGACTCCAATGATTTTGCGTTGAGCATGATGATTCGCAAGGCTCTGGACGCTGACGGCACACGGCTGTTTCAGGATGGCGAGAAAGCTGTTTTAAAAAATTCAGTTGAGGCAAGCGTATTACAGGACATTCAGCTAGCCATGCTGTCTTCTGGCGCAGAAAACAAGGTGGAGGACGCTAAAGCGAGCTTGAAAAGCAAATAACGACTGGTTTTTTATTTTCTTCTTGGCCGAAAAGCTTGGCATGACGGTTGGCACGTTGACAAAGCAGCTAACTCAAGAGGAGTTGGTAGCCTGGTCAGCGTATTATTTGTTGAAAAACGAACAGGAAGAAAAAGCTAGAGATCAGGCAAGAATGACCCAGAGGGCCAAGATGCGGTAAGCACGATAGACTTGGCTGAGTAGTCACTGTGCGTTTAGCCATGGCCGATTATGGCATTAACATTGGCGTAAACGTACAGGACAGTCAGCTTAAAAGCCTGACAAGGGAGCTTAAGGAGCTTCGCCAGATTGAACAGGATTTGGCTCAGCTGAACAAGGCGGGGCTGGTCGGCACGAAAAAATCGAATGATTTAAGACGTGCGGCAAAAGATCAAGCTTCTAAGCTTAAACAAGAGACAAAAGACTTAGCGCAGGCTTTTACTCTTAATGGAAATGCTGTTGAAAAAAGCGTTGGAAGGCTAAAAGAATATACTTTAGAGCTTAAAGATGCTAGATCTAATTTTAAAAGAGGAAGTGCTGAAGCGCGAATTTTTACTGAAGCGATTACCAAATCTAATTTTACAGCGACCGTTAAGGGCCTTAAAAACTTTAATTTAGAAGCAAAAGAAACTGCTCGTGCTTTGCAGCTTCTTACGCTAGGCGGCAAGGACAGTCCAAAATTTGGAGCATTTACCGGAATGCAAGATTTGTTGGCATTTAAGCCGACAAACACTACTCAAAGCCTTGCTGAATATAGTCGAGTTCTTGAAGGAGTTATTGGGCAAGTTGATCGAGCTTCCGACACTTATCAAGAACTTGCTTCTCGAATTAGAGAAGTAAATAATCAGATGGCAGGAGTGCCTGCGGAAACAATGGGGCCTGCCACGGCTCTCGATTCTCCAGAGGCTGCGTTACAAAGAGCAGAGTTTCAGCGTCAGCGAAGAGCACGGCGTAACAGGCGTCTCAAGGGTGCAGCCGGTGGTGCTCTGTTAAGCGGTGGTTTTCCACTTCTATTCGGTCAGTCAACCACTGCTGCAATTACTGGTGGCGTAGGCGGTGCAATCGGTGGAGCGATTGGCGGAACATTTGGCTTCGCTCTGGGCATTGTTGGCACAGCTATTGGTGACGCTATTGACAAAAATCTTAAATTTAAAAAGTCCTTGGGCGATCTAAATAACGCATTTAGTAAGGCTGGTGGTGACGCTAAGTTTTTTGCTGGAGACATTGATGAACTTGCCAAGAGTCTTCGCATAACAAGAGAAGAGGCGATGCAGCTTGCTGCTTCTTTTGCTTTTCTTGGCGATAAACAGCTTGGAGAAAACGCAGCAAAACTGTTTGGTACGCCCCAGCTTTTAAGGTCTGTAGCTCAAATTGAGGACGCAGCAACTTTAGGTCAAGCACTAAGGGATTTATCTGGTGAAATTGGCGAGCAAGAAGCTATAACGCTTGGCAACGAAATTAGAGGTTTAAGCGTTAGAGAACAGCGCTTAAAAATTGAAGAAAAGCTCAACCAAGTTCGTGGAAGAACAGTTAAACTTACGAATGAAGAGCTTCGAGCAACAACTAGAACAACCCGTAGACGAGCTTTTAGGGGTGCAGGTCCGCGTCCCACGCAATTTAAGACTGCTATTCCGAGTTCTGAGCTTGGTGTCAGTGAAGGTTCTGCAAGGTTTGAAGAGTTCTTGCGCTCGTTTGAGGATCAAACCGGCAAGTCGAAAGCAGATCCAACAATTATGCTGCGAAGACGTTTGGAAGTCGTTCAGTCACAGGTTCTTGCTGAAACAGATTTAGTTGAATTGCAGGGCAAGCAAAGCCAAGCGGCAAAAATTATTTTGCGGCAAGAGATGGCTATTGGCAAAGCAAAAGCCGTAGCAAAAGCAGAATTAGAAAAATTTAAAGATCCAGAAGACCAGCGCTTGATTAGATTGCGAGAAACAGGGGAAATAGCAGTTGCTAATCTTAAGTTTGATCGAGAGGCTCTTGAGTTAGCCGAAAGAACTCTTGAGCAGACTGAAAATTTAGTTAAACCGCTTGACGACCAGCTTAATGCTATTAAGGACAAAGCAGCGTTTGAGCGTGAATACGGCGAGTTAATTCGTGCAGGTGTTATTCCAGCCGTTGCCCAACAAACGGTTGAAATAAACAAGCAAGTTAAAGAAATTGATCGACTTACTGAAAAACAGTTAACTGAAATTGACCTGCGTATTGAGACACTGCAACTTCTTGTTGATGCTGCTACGGGCACAGAGCTTCAAGCGAAAATGCAAGAACGTTTAAATAAAGCCTTGGAGCGCCGGAATGAAATTGAGAGACGAGGAGAAGAAGCCAAGGGCGCTGCTGGGGAAGCCGCCAAAACTCCTGCTGACCGAATTAAAGATGAAATGACTGCGGTCCAAGGCGCATTGAATAATTTGCTTGATCCTGCAAATCAGGTCATTCTTGCCGCGCGAGCAATCGGGGATGCGTTTAGCGAGTCATTTAAGGGACTGATCACCGGCAGCATATCTGCCCAACAGGCGCTAGCCAATCTGTTTAGCCGCACTGCAGATCACTTTGCGGACATGGCAGCGGAAATGATTGCTCATGCGATCAGGATGAAAATCCTGGGCATTGCCCTTAATTTCTTCGGTAGTGCAGCTGGTGCAAGTGCTGGTTCAGCCGCTCCAGCGCCTAAAACTGGTTCTGCATTCCAAGGAACGCTTAATCCGCCGGGTCAGTTTGGTTCTGGACCTGGCTTTGCACCACCAAGCAGCTTTGCTCCGCCCCAGGTAGGAGACTTCAGCCTTCCCCCTGTACGCGCTTCAGAGGGTGGTTATTTTGCTGGTCCGACTCGCGCGTTGGTCGGAGAAGGCGGCGAACCCGAGTTTGTTATTCCAGAAAGCAAGATGCGTGAAAGCATGGCGCGTTACTCGCGTGGTGCTCGCGGCGCTTCTGTCATTCCAGGCTCTGGGGCTTCTGGAACGTCAGGCGAAGGTGGCGGAACAGCAGTTGCCGCACCAATCGACGTTCGCTTCACCGTGGAACGTATCAACAGCGTTGACTATGTGACTGCTGATCAGTTCCAGCGTGGAATGCGACAGGCTGCAGCTCAAGGTGCAGACCAAGGAGAAAAGCGTGCCTTGTTTACCCTTAGGCAAAACACTGCACAACGTAAGAGGATTGGTCTCTGATGTCATCAGCACTCGCTTTTGCTCACTACCTTGTTCTTGAAACTAAGGACGCAACGCAGTCTTTTTATTTTCAAAACTACTGGGTCTCAGAGGACGCTTCTTACAGCGGCGTTGCTTACGGTTTTCTGCCTTTTGCTTTTTCAGGCATGACCATAACCAAGGCTGGAGACAACCAGCCTGCAACTCTTGCTTTTCCAAACAACGAGCTGACAAGACCTTGGGCGACTGATGCAGTCGAAAACGAGTTTATTGCCAAAGTCAGAACAATGATTATTGATGCTGACGACAAGAGTAACCCCACCTCTCTAAATGAATATGTGGCTCAGGTCGTCAGCGGCAAGTGGGATAGCACTGCTTTGACGTTGGAGCTTGCGTCAGTCTTTGATGCGGTTGGCGGAGACGTGCCAAGAAAACGTTTGACAAAAGACCTTGTCGGGCACTTGCCGTTGACCACCAGCGTCAGGGTTGCGTGATTGACTTAATTGGCAAGCCTTATGTTTTAGGTGCTGATGGCACCGGCCCAGACGGAGCAATCGACTGCATCCACTTGGTTTATGTGGTGCTGGAACGGATGGGGATTCCAACGCCTGAATTTCAGGCTGACTGGTATAACCAAAGCGTTGCACAGTACGGGCGAGATTTATTGAAGTGGGGAACTCGAGTTGACGAACCACAGTACGATGGGGACGTGTTACTGCTGGACCAGGGTGATCCTGTCTTCGCAGTCATTTGGAGCAAAGGATGTCTCTACATCAACAGGCATTTGAAGGCGGTGGCATGGTGCCCTATCGGCACCCTCTCCAACAGCCATTGCTTCCGTATGAGAAACGGCTGATCCAAGCGTTAGGTTGCAGCGAGAAAGAATATCGACAATTTGCGCAAGAGGTGGAGCGGCGTGTAAGCGAACGCCCTGAAGAATATGCGCATATTCCTGATGTGCGAAATGGCGGTTTTGGGGAATCGCTTTTAATTAGCCTCATAGTCAGCGCGATATTTACTGCAGCGTCGGTTCTGCTTGCGCCAAAGCCGCCTGACTTCAGCAACAGAGGCGTACGTCAAAAGAAACTTGGTGGGATCCAAGGCCGAGACATTTACACCCCAACAGTTGGTTTTGATGCAACTCAAGACCTAGCTGAGTACGGCCAGATCGTTCCAATCGCATTTACTCGTAAAGAAACGCTGCCAAACGGCAGTACATCAGGGGGCTTGTTGGTTTCGCCTCAGCTGGTGTGGTCGCGGATGAAAAGTCGTTACTCTTTTCAGATCGCTGAAATGGTGATGATCGTTGGGCAAGGCCCGATGGATCGTCCTGATCTCCGAGGAATTTTTCTGGGCAATAATGCGCTTGATGCTGTCTACGATGATTACTTTGACTTCTTTTATACAAGCGGAGAAGCAGCAAAAAGCCGACTAAAAGGCTTCCATCATCGTTATGGCGATTTTATTGGAGTTAACTTAGAGGATGATCAAGAGGCTTTTACTGCTCCTGCCAATGCCGCTCAGGAAACGACTGCATTTTGTGGAGCGTTTACGCCTTCGTCGCAAACAAGATTTGGTGTTTACTCAGGAATTCCAAATGGCACCCCGTACAGACCTGATTGGAAAATTGTCTCTATCCCGCAAGGTCCCTTAAAAGCCACAGCAGAGCGACAAAAGAAAAATGAACAGAAAAAATATGTCGATCAGTTTTTAATGGATGACCATGATAAAGGCGGCAATGCTGTTCAGGACGACAAGGAAAAAGACAAGAAGGGTTCAGAAAAAGCTGGAATGCCAGGCACTGGCACCAATTATGCGCGTCGTATAGGTATTGTTAAACATATACGAGCAACCGACAATTTTGAGACTACGGCTAATCACAACGTCAGAGAAACAAGCGACCACGGGCATGAAAGCTGGAAAGACGTAAAAAAAGAAGTTTTTGCTGACGTTGGGGATGTAATTAAAATTTTAATCGGCAAAGGCACGCAAGCGATTATACCTTTTGGCCCATCTCCAGGATTTGATCCTGTCGATCTATCTGACATTCGCGCATCAGTTCAATCTGAAAGTGCTCGTTACGACCAGCTGTTTGCTGTTGGATCTACTTTTATGATTGGGTCGTTAACTTGGAAGGTCATAAAACGAAGAATAGAAGGTCGTTTTGATCCTGATGCAGACGCAGACGGTGGTCAGACAATAACTCTTAAGTGCATTGAAAGATGGAGTGCCGCGCAAAACAGAATTGGAATTGTTGACGAAAAAGCAATAACTAAGCGAAGTCATGTTCCTTACACAAAAAACGACGATGCAATATCGGAAGCGTTTTATCCGATTCTTCGGTATGAGCTAGGCACTGTTAAGAACACAAGGGCTTGTGATGTTACTGAAATAGGAATTAAATCTCAGGTTTGGTCGAAATTTAACGGAATTACACATTTTGCGCCACTCCCAACTCCTCAAAAGATAGCTGATGGCAACAAAGAAGATATTTCTTATACCGAGGGCAAAATATCTTCTTACGCTTACCGCGTTTCTTTCTTTACGATTGATGTTCGCCCAAGCGATTACGACGCAAATGTAGGCAGGAATAACGGTTGGGAAGGCATGAAGGGTGGGTATTTGTTTGCTGTTGTTGGTGACTCTCCAGTTGACATTTACAATTCAATTCAGATCAAACACCCAAGCCGAGGGCAGTATGAATATAGGTTTAGACCTTTTGAAAGCTCGCGAATTACTAAAGGCGGAGAAGGTGGTGGGCAACAACCTGTGTTGTCCCTAGATGCAAGGGCTACGCAACAGAGCTACGAAACGCAAGCGCCTACCTACGGCACTTTCCAGATCACTACTAAAGGCCAGATTATCCAGCCACGACAATTTTTTGTCCATAAAGAAATGGCAGCGCCGCCAGACATAGAGTCTGATGACGATACTGTAGTTGTCAGCTATGAGCCTGTTGAGCAGGATACAAGCAGGTATGAGGTTCAGCTTCTTGACTGCAAGGCCTTGCAGACAAGAGGCAGTTATGTGGAAGGCGAGTCTATTAGATTTGTCACTCGAAGCAATATTTTTTCAAGACTTACAGGCATTGACCCATACAGAGATAACAAAACTGTTGGCTTTAAAACAATAAAAGAAAATTTTCAATACTCCAGAGATGCAGATCGAAAAGTGTTCATGAACGTTCACCTGTCGGTCGTCAAACAAGACATGGGCCATACTTCAAGAAATTTGTGGTGGGAAGTTGATCGTTATGAGGTTGTTAGGGTTGAAGGCAATATCGGTCATAACGATACTTTTGTAAAAACTGCTAGAACCGATAATGACGTGCAGTTTGGATTTGAATTTAAACTGTTCCATCCAAATAAATTTGGCGAGCCTGAGACCACAAGCAATCGCCTTTTTCAGCGATTCAGTGGAGTTGCTGAGGTTTCCCATTATGGAGATTTGATTACTAGAAGTTGTGACAATGGCCCCGAGCATGAAGTCATTTATGTCAACGAATCTCTTGCTGAAGATGGAACTCCTGTTTATGACGGTTGCGCTGTTGCGGGTCTTAAGTTGAAGTCAAGTGACAACTTCAATCAGCTTGATCAAGTTCGTTTGTATTTAGACCAAGGGCTTCAAGTCGAGCGTTTGATCGATGGCGATACAGCAGCAAGCAACTTGCTGACTGACTTGCTTTGGTACTTGGTGACGAACAAGGACACTGGAGCGGGCGAGCTGTTAAACAGCTCTTTGGTTGATAAAGCTGCATTGACAGCGACCGGGCGCTACTTGCGTGCCAACAGGCTTTACTGGGACGATGTGATTGCCGAACCAATCAACCTGCGCTCGTGGTTGGCAGAGCAAGCCGCAGGCGTACTGTGCTTTGTTGGCCTTAAAAACGGCAAGCTTAATTTAGAACCGGCTCTTCCTTACGACTCTAATTACGAGATCAACGCTAGCGAGCCAGTGCCGATTTCAGCGATGTTTACGGGCGGCAACATTATTGAAGACAGCCTCGAAATCACGTGGCTTGAGCTTGAGGAGCGCAAGATGTTTAAGTCAGCCATTATTTATAGAGAGTCTCAGCTCAATGAGTTTCCTGAGGAAAAAACGCTGATTGCGCATTACAACGGCGACCAGGATCTTCCCATTGAGCAGTTTGATGCGCCGTTCATTACAAGCGATGAGCACGCGCAGAAGGTTGCTCGTTACTTCTTGGCCTTGCGCAAATACCTTACGCATACCATCACATTTAAGACGCTGCCTTGGGGCTTAAACCTAGAAGCAGGGAAGTTTATTCGTGTTGCTACAGAGCTGAGTCCGTATCGCCCAGACAACAACGGCATCGTCACTGCTGATGGAACGGTGGTTTCTGTCTCAGAGCTTGCTGATGGCAGCCACGATGTTTACTTCTGGCAACGTCGCACAGGAGAGGCGCAGGATGCAGTCCAAGAAGGATCGCTAGAAATCAGCGGCGGCAAGGCGCAAAACCTGTTCGATTCAGTGTTTAGCGTGAAAGGCGGCAGCCATGCAGACGAGCAGATCTATCAAATCGAAGCCCTAGACATTGATCAAGATGGCATTGTCACGATTAAGGCTGGGAATTATGCCGTTGACTCTGAGGGCCGCAGCAAGATCGCAATCGACGTGATCGACACTGCTGGCGCGATTACACTGGTGGGACCGCCAGATGAAGACTGATGGCCTTTCCTACTCATAAGCCCAGCGGTCGTTCTTTTGACGCTGGTGATTACTCCTATAAAACGTTCAAATCTCAGTCAGGCAAAGAGGTTCGGATTCTGTATGGGGACAAGCGCACTGGCATGAAATTACAGCTGCAGTACCAAAATATTGGTGACAACGCGGCGGATGATTTTATTGGGCATTATGACGAAGTCAAGGGTGGCTTTGAGACGTTCACGCTTCCCGAAGAGTTCAGAGCAGGTTTTACAGGAGTTGCGGATCGAATTGACGCAGCGACTGGCAACAAATGGCGATATGAGTCTGCCCCGCAGCTAACGCAGGTGCGCCCTGGGATTAGCACTGTTACAGTAAATCTGATTGGCGTGCTCTGATGGCGAAGGTCTACAGCGGCAGAGACGGCGTAATGCAGCTTGCTGGGACGACCCTCGCCAAGGTGGTTAACTTTCAGGTGTCGTCAAATCTAGAGACGCTCGAAACCACAACTTTGGGTGATGGCGTCAGAAGCTATAGCCCCGGCGTGACAGGCTATTCAGGTAGTGCAACCTTGCTTTATTACAAGGACGACGACAGTGCTATTAACACGACCAACCTGCTAAACAAGATTTACAAGACCGGCACATCAGGCGTCAGCAGCTCAGACACCGTTGAACTGACGTTTCGGTGGGTTGATGGAACGGATAACAACGACATCAAGTTAACGGCGTATATCACCAGTGCATCTATTGGAGCGGCGACTGGCGATATTGTGCGAGCGGAGATTGCGTTCCAGGGCACTGGAGCACTGTCTACTGTCACAGTCTGATGAGCGTTTATCTTGGTACGCATGGAGAGATTGAGCTGCAACGGCAGTTTGGCGGCAGTGAATTGCGCGGAACGATTAAAACCTCAGATGTAAACGCTACAGGAAAAAGATTTAGTTTTGATTTTGAGCATGGCCAGCTAATTAGCGGCGATCAAATTGAAATCACAAGCACGGATGATAGTGCTCTTGATTTTATCGACAGCTATACAAAAACTAGCGTCAAGAAGTTTGTTCATGTTGACGAGCTAGACGGCGTCAGGCTTTACGACTCATTTACTGACGCTGTTAATGGTGGAACGACCAATGCGGTAGCCCTAGCCGCCCCAGGAGATGACATCCCGATTCGCGTCAAAGTTGAAAATGCCGATTACTTGGTGCTAGCGCAAGTCAACGGTTTTGAGTTAAACACTGAGCGTGAGACTGTAGACACCACGACCCTGTCTGACGAATTTCGCAGCAGGATCAGCACATTGATGTCTGGTTCAGGTCGGATTTCTGCGTTTTGGGAATACACCGGCAACACCAGCCAGGAGTTGCCAAATTATCTAGTTGAGCTTTCACTGCGTACTCGTGTGGGCAGTCAATTTAAAGCTCGTTTTTACATTAAAACCACAACTCACAATCCTGGTGGCGTAACTGCCAATGACAATGATGAAATTTTTTATGAATTTACAGGTGTGTTGACTGGTTGCGCTGTCCAATTTGCTCCAGACAACACGGTGCAGATTCAGGCAGATTTTATTAGCACTGGAACGATCCAGCTACGGATGAACCTTGAAACGCCGAGCAAGCTGCTGCAGGAAGACGATGGTGAGCTTGTAACGGAGCAGAGCACATCTGACAAGATCGCTCTGGAACAGACATGATCGCGCCTCTATGATGAACCCATCGTGGTTCATGCGTAGGGTCTCATGGCTGACATCAAGATCAGTGCCCTTAACAGCCTGGCTGGAGCTGATCTGGTTGCAGCAGACGTCGTTGCTGTCGTTGACGATAGCGCCAGTGAAACTAAAAAGCTAACGGTCAGCGATCTAATCGCAAATGGCGTCACGCTAATTTCAAACAGCACGATTCCAAGCGCCAAGATTCTGTTCTCGGCAGGAAGCATTGCTACAGCTTCTGTTGCTGATGCTGCCATCACCACAGCCAAGGTGGCTGACTCAGCAATCACAGCTGCCAAATTGGCTGATAACTCCAGCGTGACGCTGGTTTCCACCCTGCCCGCGTCTGGCGACTTTACTGGTCAGATTGCGCTGGATACTGACGACGACAAGATTTACATCTGGGATGGGTCTGCGTGGGACTCAGTCAAAGCTGCTGGCTCGATCAACGTCGTTAACGGCAGCACCAGTGGCATCGTCAACATCACCACGTCTACCAGCGGTGACACAGTTACTGTCAGCACGACATTAGACGATACCTCTGCTGCAGCTAACTTTCTTGCCGGTCCAACTGGTGCTGGTGGAACGGTTGGTTATCGCGCCATTGCAGGAAGCGATCTGCCTAAGGCCACAACCTCTACGAAAGGCGCTGTTGTCGTCAATGGCAACGGCCTGACGATGAGCAATGACGAAATTCGAATTAACAACAGCGTTACAGCCGAAACAACGAACCATCACGTTGTTCAATATGACGCCAATGGTCTGATCACGGCTGGTCGTGCCATTACTGGCGCTGACATCCCATCGGCAACCTCTTCTGTCAAAGGTTCTGTTTTCCCTGGAACTGGCCTTGCTGTAACTGGTGCAGGTGAGCTGAATCACAGCAACAACATCACGGCTGGAACGTTTACGAAAGTCACGGTTGACACTGAGGGCCACGTCACCGCTACGACGGATCTAGCTGCTTCAGACATTCCTGATCTGCCAGCAACCAAAATTACGACAGGCACTTTGCCAACGGAGCGTGTTGCTAACGACGCGATCACTGCAGACAAGCTTGCTAATGAATCAACCACAAAGTTTATTGGTGCGGGCGCTACTGACAATGTGGTGACGTTCCCTGACGGGGACTTCAAAGGTCAGTTCGCATACGACGAAAAGAACGAAGACCTGTACGTCTATACCGGAAACTCCTTCATCCCTATCACTGTTATCAGCGGCAACCTTGTTAACGCTGGAACGTATAACGCCAATACCAATCTGCTCAGCAGTGTCACAACTGCTGGCTCTGCTGCTGGTTTTACGAGTGGTGGTTCCTTGCCAACCCCCGCAACAACCAATCTTAATTATTACGTGGTCGTGGACACGAGCGGCACCGGTTCAGGTGCTGCGCCCAGTGTTGCACTGGCTCCCCCAGACATGCTCGTGTCTTTGGGCACGGGATCAACGTTCCAGTTGGTGGACGTTTCAAACGCTATTGCTGGTCAAACTGCAGCCAACATTTCTGTTGTCCCAGTTGGTTCGGTTGCAGCAACTAATGCTCAAGCTGCAATTCAAGAGCTTGACACTGAGAAGCTGCCAAAAGCTGGCGGCACGATGACTGGCAACCTTGAGTTGGGCAATGGCATTGTCATTGTCTTTGAAGGTGCGACGGCTAATGATTACGAGACCACGCTGACCGTTACTGACCCCACGGCTGACAGAACAATCACCCTGCCCAACGAGACCGGTACGGTCCTGACGACTGGCTCTAGCGGCGCTGTTACCAGCGCAATGATTGCCGACGGTGCAATCGTCAACGCTGACATCAACGCATCTGCAGAGATTGCTGTTAGCAAGCTGGCGAACGGTACTGCACGTCAACTGCTGCAAACTGATTCAACAGGCGCAGCTGTTGAGTTCACCAGCAATATCGACGTCCCTGGAACGCTTGATTGCACAGGCGCTGGCACGTTTGATTCAAGCTTGACCGTTACTGGCGTTATTAACGCAGACGGCAAGGTCAAGTTCCCTGCTGGTACGGCAGCACTGCCCAGTTTTTACAACGGCACAGATACAGATACTGGGCTTTACTTTAGTGCAGCTAATGAGATTTCTGTATCAACTGCTGGCACGCAGCGTGTTGTTGTTGATGCAAGCGGTCAGGTTGGCATCAACACTTCGTCGCCTGGGGCAAGTCTTGAGGTTAAAGGAGCTAGCACGGCTGTGTATGCGGCGCAGTTCACAAATAGCTCTGAATCTAGATTTGCAAAAATATACGTCGATGCAAATGGCATTGGCTTTGTTGATGACAACTTTGACGATGGAATTGAGTTTGCTTCTAACACTGCACGGATCTACGCAAACGGCTCTGAGCGACTCAGGATTACAAGTGACGGAAAAGTGGGCATCGGCTCCTCGTCGCCTGGCTCAATGCTTGACGTTTCGAAGAGTGAGCCTGGGGGATTAGTTCAACAAAA